TCAAGTGCATGATTCGGCGACGGATCGGGGCACGACGCTGCGGTATGTCCGCTCCGAGCGCAATGCCTACATCGACGGCGTGGCCTATCCGCTGGAAGCCATGCAGGTCAACATTCTGCTGGCGCTGATGGACGACTTCGACCACCGGATGGAGGGCAGCGCACTGCGCGATGCCTGTGGCTCGTCAGCCAGGAATTTCCGGCCGGTCAAGCAATTCGACCGCAACAAAATCGTCTACGAATCTTTCATTCGGTACGTCCCGGGTGACAAGGAATACGAATTGGTGATTCCTGCGAACGACCTTGCGTGGATCTCCAAGCGGGCTTGGCTGACGACTTGATTCAGGCGCGTTGGTTGACCAGTTTTTCGATGGCTGCACACGCCTCTATCAAGACATCGAAGTCTGGGGCATCGATTGGCAAAAGCCCGTCCTCCAGCATGGCACTGTAGTCATTAGCCAGAGCCTTGCGGGACGCGCCTTCTGGGATCAGCTGCAACGCGCCTGAGGTCGCTTTGAAGTAGTCGACTTTGTTGCCGGCGGCGTCCTTCTCTGCGAAGAACATCGATTTGTGTTCGGCCACCTGATTGGCCAGCACACGGTCTTCGGCCGCCTGTGCCAGGATCGGGGACTTCGCAAATGACGCGATGTCGTACCAATGACGGGAATACCGTTCGCCGCGCAAACGACCTTGCGCGCAGTACACATGCGCAGCCGTTGCCTTCTCCCAGAAGGTTCGCTCGGCCTTCATCACCCTTGGTGCGGCGATAGGGAACACCACCCCGTTGATCACATCGGCCATGTCACAACTGATTGGCCGGGTTTGATTCGGTTCGCCTGTGGCTCGGGCACCAAATTCCAGCAGCACACTGGCAGCCGCGTAACCGGTGCCTGTCTTGAGAGCTGGATAGGTCAACAGCAATTTGTCTTGAGCTTCGCCGCCGATGACCAACTGCGCGTCGATTTCGGCCGTCTGCAGCGCATCGTGCAATATCGGAACAACGGTTTCAGTGATCCATTGTGGCAATCGCGCCCGAACGGCTGTGCTGATCTTTTTTTCTTGACTCGCCGTCAACGGGATAGGGTTGCCTTCGCGCAGCAGATCGGGGACCAGAGCGCGAATGTCATAAGTGAGATCGATATCCTCGGAAAACCGTTCAATCAGCTTGTAAGCCTTCGACAGCGATGTGCCACCCTTGAAGGTCAGAGCCTCGCCCAGCGTGGATTGATAGATGGCATCCAAGGTCCAAACAACCCAGATGTCTTTCTCCAGAAGGTGTGCCGGCCTGCCCAGTGCGCTGGCCGCGACCTCCAGTGCTTCACCTTGGTCGCTGCGGCCGAGTTTGAACCAAGACTCAGCCATGTTCCGTCACTTCGCTCACCGCTTGAGCCATCCATCCCGGCAAGGTTGCGCGTGCGGCTCGCATCGCTTGCCATTCCTCGGTCGAGAGTCGACTGGACAAGGATTTCAGCGCCGCGCCGGCGTGTTCAGGTCCCAGCCATGACAAAGCTCGAATGACCCGGCCAGCAGGGCGTTTACCCAATGCCAGCTGCCAGCGGTTGCCGTGCTTGAGTTCGATCTGCCGCTTGCCAAGGTGCAGCTTACGTGTCGGCCCGGAGGTCAGAAACACCTCGCGGGTGGGTACCTGAGTAGTCAAGCCAAGTGCGTTCGCCTCGGCTGCGCCGTGGCTAACAACCACCTCGCCGCTGGTCGATTCAATGGCTTCAATGATTGCCTCTGTCGAGGGGGGGCGCACGCCAAACCGTCCGCTGACTGGACGCGTGTAGGCGCCGCGTCCTACACGCAGGAGATGCCCCTCGCGGGCCAACCGGGAGAACGTCTGATCCACAGCCGCACGGCTGGCCAAGTGCAAGAACTCCTTGGGCGAGAGCAAGCCTCCCTCAGGCAGGGCCTCGGCGGCAGACAGGATGGACTCGTTCAAGGTGCTCATGGGATCACTCCAGATGTCAGAAGTCTATATCCATATCTGACAATCTGCAAGATCTGCCTCACCCCTCTGGGGATGGGGCGGATTCGCACGCTGCAGGTTTGTGGACTGTTTCTGTGGACTCTGCGGACGGGTTTGTGGAATCTCGATTGATGCAATGCCAGCACTGGTTAGCGCCGCTCCCAAGTGGCCTGAAACCAGGGCTCATCAACCATCAAGGAGATTCACGTGCAAGCGTCCGAAACCGTTACACACATCTCACAGAGTCAGCTGGCAGAGCGCTGGCAACTCAGTGAATCCACCATCGAGCGGTGGCGTGCCGAGGGCATTGGCCCCATCTTTCTGAAACTGCGCGGCCAGGTCCGCTATCGACTCGAAGACATCCGTGCATTCGAGGAAGACAGCATGCGTGCCAGCACCAGCAAGGCGGTGGCCGCATGAGCACGCTCACCACAACCACCTCCGAAAGCTCGGCACTCGAGGCCGCCTTCCAACGCAGCGGCATTTCACTGCCCGTGCCGTTCATGGACTTGTCGGCCACGGTCATTCGTGATCTGCCGTTGTCCCATGTCGCCGACCTCAAGCGTTTCGAGGCAGCGGCCAAATCCGAACTGGCCGCGCTGTCCAACATGATCCAGACGGGCCTGGACATGCGTTACGGCGAACAGGCCAAGGCCCAACTGTTTGCCGAAAACAAGGACACCGGCACCACGCATGTGTTCGACGGTGAGTTCGATGTGGCCATCGAGGTCAGCAAGGACGTGTCCTGGGATCAGAAAGCGCTGCAGACCATCTGGAGTCGCATGGTGGCCGCCGGCCAGGATCCGACCGAATTCATCACGGCCAAGTACAGCGTGAGCGAATCTCGCTTCAAGGCCTGGCCCGAGGTGTTTCGCCAGCCCTTCATGGCCGCGCGCACCGTCAAGCCAAAGGCTGCGAAGTTCACGTTGCGCAAGCCGATGGCGGCAGAAGGAGCACAGTGATGTTGCCCATCATCTCTGCCGAAGAACGGCTCAAAGAACGCCACAGCGCCAAGGTTGGCCTGATCGGGTTCCCCGGCGTGGGCAAAACCACCCAGCTGCGGACTTTGCCGCCAGCCTCTACCTTGTTCGTGGATCTGGAAGCTGGCGATTTGTCGGTCAAGGACTGGCCCGGTGACACGGTGCGCCCGCGCACCTGGCAGGAATTCCGCGATCTGGTGGTGTTTCTTGCTGGGCCCATGCCGACAGCGTCTGCCGATCAGGCTTTCAGCAAGGCGCACTTCGACCATGTCTGTGCGAGCTATGGTGATCCGGCGCAGCTGGCCAAGTACGACACCTACTTTGTCGACAGTCTGACCGTGCTTTCCCGGCTGTGCCTCGCCTGGTGCAAAACCCAGCCGCAGGCCTTCAGCGAGAAAACCGGCAAGCCCGACAACAGGGGGGCTTACGGCCTGCTGGGCCAGGAAATGATCACGGCGCTCACGCACCTGCAGCATGTGCGTGACAAGCACGTCATTTACGTCGCGATCCTGGAAGAGAAAACCGATGACTTCAACCGCCGCTACTACCAGCTGCAGCTCGAGGGCAGCAAGACCGCGCTGGAACTGCCGGGCGTGCTCGATGAGGTGGTGACGCTGGCCGTACTCAAGGCCGACGACGGCTCGACCTATCGGGGCTTTGTGACGGGGGCCGACAACAGCTTTGGCTTTCCCAGCAAAGACCGCAGCGGCCGTCTCGACCCCATCGAAGAACCCCATCTGGGCCGGCTCATCGCCAAGTGCTTAGGCCAGACCAACACATCAGACAACACGAATTGAAAGGACACTCCATGAACACCTACGAACACGCCACTGCGCCTGCCAGCTGGAACGATTTCAACGACGCTGAAGCCCAGCAAAGCGGCTTCGATCTGATCCCGCGCGGCATCGCTGTGCCCGTGCGCATGACCATCAAGCCCGGTGGCCATGACGATCACACCCAAGGCTGGACTGGCGGCTATGCCACCCAATCCTTTGACACTGGTGCGGTGTACCTCGCCTGCGAATTTGTCGTCACCGACGGCCCGTTTGCCAAGCGCAAGATGTGGTCCAACGTTGGGCTGTACTCGCCCAAGGGTCCGACCTGGGGACAGATGGGACGCAGCTTCATCCGGGCCGTGCTCAACAGTGCACGCAATGTGCAGCCCCAGGACAACTCGCCGCAGGCGGCCGCTGCCCGGCGCATCAACAGCTTTGCCGATTTGGACGGCATCGAATTCCTGGCACGCGTTGATGTGGAAAAAGACGGCAAGGGAGAGGACCGCAACGTGGTCAAGGTCGCCATTGAGCCCGACCACAAGGACTACGTTCCCCTGACCGGTATGCACGCCCCGGGTGGCGGCCACAGGGGCGGTGGTGGCCACTCTGGCGCACCGGTGCAACCCACGCCCGCCTACGCGCAACAGGCGCCCCAGGCGCCCCAGGCGCAAACGTCGCGCCCTGTGGTGCCCACAGGCAAACCCGCCTGGGCTCAGTGAGGGAGGCGCCATGCATACGAGGCAAATGCTGGGTGTGCTCGCGCCAGGCGCGCGGGCTGGGACACACCGACAACCGCCACCCGATTGGGGATGCCAAGCGCTATCCATTGGACTGGGTGTTTTGCAGCCGTCGCTGCCAGGACATCTTTCACCAGATGTACGGGCGCTGGGTCGATGCGCAGAAATTCGGGCAGGAGGTCGAAATGATTGATGCCACGAACATTGAACGCTCGGCCATGCGCTCGTGCCTGCGCGCCTTTGGCGAGGTGGCCGGTGACATCGGCTTCGACAAGCCTCTGGGTGCGTACTCCGAAAAGGAGGCCCTGCAGGTCATCGAATCCATCGTCACCCGGTACACCGAGTCCATGGTGGCCCACCACGCCGAGGCCAAGTACCCGCCAGTACGGGGCATGAAGCCCACGGTCGACGATCCCTTCGCCGATTTGGAAAGCGATCTGCCCTGGGAGACGAACTGATGCTGGACTTCAATGCATCAGCCAGCCTTTCAGGCCAGATCGAAGCCTTGGTCGACCAGGCGCTGGAGAAAGAGCGCGATGCCACGCCACCACGCCAATACCTGGGTGGCTCCCGTCTGGGGGTGTCGTGCGAGCGGCAACTGCAGTTCGAGTATGCGAAGGCGCCGGTCGACCCTGGCAAGGGCTTCGGCGGCCGGCTGCTTCGCATCTTCGAGCGTGGGCATCAGACCGAGACCATGGTCATCCGCTGGTTACGCATGGCCGGGTTCATCCTCAAAACGGAAGACGCCGATGGTCGCCAGTTCGGTTTCAGCGTTGCCCAAGGGCGCCTGCGCGGTCACGTCGATGGCGTGCTGGTGGGCGGCCCGGAAGGCTTTGCCTACCCAGCGCTCTGGGAAAACAAGTGCCTGGGGTCCAAGTCCTGGCGTGAGCTGCAGAAACACAAGCTGGCCGTGGCCAAGCCTGTCTATGCCGCCCAGATTGCGGTCTACCAGAGCTACCTGACCCTGCACGAGCACCCGGCGCTCTTCACGGCGGTCAACGCCGACACCATGGAAATCTACGCCGAGCTGGTCCCCTTCGATGCGGGGCTTGCCCAGCGCATGTCCGACCGGGCCGTCAAGGTCATCCAGGCCACCGAAGCAGGCGAGCTGCTGCCGCGCAGCTTCGCCGAATCCACCCACTTTGAATGCAAGTTCTGCGCATGGGCGCAGCGCTGCTGGAACCTGAATCGATGAACACAGAAGAAGAACGCCCCCACCCTTTGCCCATACCACCTGGTCTGGATTTCAATTACGACGCGCCGATTCAACAAACGGTACCAACCGCCCAACCATCTGACCGCGACGACGTCCGCGCAGCGCTTTTGGGGAGGCTCGAATCGGTCCTGCTCAGCTTGTTCCCCGCCGGCAAGGTCAAGCGCAGCAGATTCCTGATTGGTGACGTACTCGGCAGCCCGGGCGACAGCCTAGAGGTTGTGCTCTCGGGTGAGAAAGCTGGTCTGTGGACCGACCGTGCCGACGACTCCGGTGGCGACATCTTCGACCTGATCGGCGTCCACTTTGGCATCGATGTCCATGCTGACTTTGCGGCGGTGCTGTCGCGATGCGCTGATTTGGTCGGTCGCAGCCCAGCAACACAGGCACGCCAAAGCAAGCAGGAGGCCCCTGTCGATGAATTGGGTCCGGCCACCGCCAAGTGGGACTACCTCGATGGCGAGGGCAAGCTGATCGCCGTCGTTTACCGCTATGACCCGCCCGGAGGCAAGAAAGAGTTCCGCCCCTGGGATGCTAAGCGGCGCAAGATGGCTCCGCCTGAGCCTCGGCCACTCTACAACCAGCCCGGTATGCGGGCGGTGGACACCGTGGTCCTGGTCGAAGGTGAGAAATCGGCACAAGCCTTGATCGAACTGGGACTGTGCGCCACCACCGCCATGCACGGCGCCAACGCCCCGATCGAGAAAACCGACTGGTCGCCGCTGGCGGGCAAGGTTGTACTGATCTGGCCCGACAAGGACAAGCCCGGTTGGGAATATGCCGACCGTGCGTCTCAGGCCGCCCTGATGGCCGGAGCGCGTACCTGCCACATCCTGTACCCGCCAGAAGACGCACCAGAAGGCTGGGATGCCGCCGATGCGCGTGATGAAGGCTTTGATGTAGGAGGCTTCATCACCCATGGACCGCGCATGCAAATGCACTTGGTCGACGACGATCCGGACACACTGGCCAATGCGGCGGGGCCGGAAGAGGCGGTCTGGGGGACGGAGGATGCGCTGGCGCTGTCCTTCACACGTCGATATCACAAGGACTGGCGCTATGTGGCCGGCTGGGGCAAATGGCTGGTCTGGGATGGGCAGCGCTGGCGCTCGGAAGATACGCTCGCTGCCACCGACCTGATCCGTCATGTGTGTCGGCACGCCTCGCTCAACACCCGCAACCCACGCATCGCGTCAAAGTTGGCCGCCTCCAGCACCGTGGGTGGTGTGGAGCGTTTGGCACGCGCTGACCGCCGCCATGCTGCCACCACGGAGGAGTGGGATGCTGATCCCTGGCTGCTCAACACCCCGGGTGGCGTGGTCGATCTGCGCAGTGGTCGTCTGCGTTCGCACGAGCGTGCCGACCGGATGACAAAGATCACCACGGCGACGCCGCGTAACCAAAGTCCACAGTGGCGATCGTTCTTGAACGACGTCACGGGTGGCGACCAGACCTTGCAGGACTACCTGCAGCGCATGGTGGGCTATGCCTTGACCGGCTCCACCCACGAGCACGCGCTGTTCTTCCTCTACGGCACTGGTGCCAATGGCAAGTCGGTGTTCGTCAACACGCTGGCTGACATCCTGGGGGACTACGCCACCAACGCGCCTATGGATACCTTCATGGAGACGCGCACAGACCGGCATCCGACCGACATGGCGGGTCTGCGCGGCGCGCGCTTCGTGGCGGCCATTGAGACCGAACAGGGCCGACGTTGGGCCGAGTCCAAGGTCAAGAGCCTGACCGGGGGCGACAAGATCGCCGCGCGCTTCATGCGCCAGGACTTCTTCGAATTCTTCCCTCAATTCAAGCTCTTTGTGGCGGGCAACCACAAGCCTGCGATCCGCAACATCGACGAAGCCATGAAGCGGCGGCTGCATCTGATCCCGTTCACGATCACCGTACCCCCCGAAAAACGTGACAAGCACCTGCAGCAAAAGCTGCTGGCCGAGCGCGATGGCATTTTGGCTTGGGCGCTGGAGGGCTGTCTGGCGTGGCAACGGCTGGGACGGCTCGATCCGCCGCAGCAGGTTGTGGATGCCACGGATGAGTATTTCGAGGGCGAGGACGCTTTGGGGCGTTGGCTCGATGAGCGCTGCATGCGCGTGGGTACCGCCAAGTCGCTGACCGCTGAGCTCTTCACGGACTGGAAGCAGTGGGCCGAAGCCGCAGGGGAGTTCGTGGGCTCGCAAAAGCGCTTCGCCGACTTGCTGCTCACCCGTGGCCTGGAGAAGTGGCGAAACGGCATGGGCCTGCGTGGCTTTCAGGGCATTGGCCTCAAGGCCCCGCCAAAACCTGCCTACACCCCGTACTCGGACAACTGACCGCCATGAAAACCCAGAGTCTGACGGATCGGACAGACCTTGTCGAAACCCCTATATCCCGCGCGTCACGCGCGCGTGTGGCGAGTTACGACATAACCCGTCCGATCCGTCAGACCGACACCAAAACAAGGACTGACAACATGCATACGACCATCCTCGCCCTCGACCTGGGCACCCAAACTGGCTGGGCGCTGGCCTGCCGCGACGGCAGCATCACCAGTGGCAGCCAATCCTTCAAACCCCAACGCTTCGAAGGCGGCGGCATGCGCTTCCTGCGGTTCAAGCGCTGGCTTACCGACATCAAGCAATGCAACGACGGCATTGACCAAGTTGTCTTCGAAGAAGTCCGCCGCCACGTTGGTGTCGACGCGGCCCATGCCTACGGCGGTTTCATGGGCCAGTTGACTGCCTGGTGCGAGCACCACCAGATTCCTTACCAGGGCATCCCGGTCGGCACGATCAAGAAGCACGCCACCGGTAAAGGCAACGCCAGCAAGGACGAGATGGTGGCATCCGTCCGTGCCCGTGGCCACAACCCGGCTGACAACAACGAGGCCGACGCCATCGGCTTGCTGTACCTGGCCAGTGAAATGGCCGCGGAGGGGGTGTGACATGAAAGTGCCCCAATACCGCTACCGCTGCCCCTTGGGCAATCTGCAGCCCACCACGCCGTATCTGGACGCTGTCAAACGTGAGGGCTGGCGCACCGATCACATCCTGGTGGTCTCCGAGCACGATGAGCGGCTCGATTGGGTGGAAAAACAGTTCGTGCGCAGGCTGGGCGAACGCCTCTACGGTGATGGAGGCAAGCGCCATGACTGAGGCACGAACCGAATGGACTGTGGACGAGGTGGCCGCCCGTTTTGCTGAGGCTGCCGAGACCGCGCACAAACTGCCCCGAGTCCGCCCGGGCGGCTACTTCAACCCGTGGATGACCTTGGCCATGCAGGTGCCCGAGCGCTACCCCGATCCTGAGCGGCTGTACCGGCCCATGCCGCCCAGCCCACAAGCCGTGGAGAGAATGCTCGAGACCATGCGCTGGGTGCAGTGGCTGGAGGTGGAGCAGCGGCACCTTATCTGGATGCGCTCGAACCGGTATCGGTGGGAGCAGATCGGTCGGCGCTTTGCATGTGCGGCCCGCACTGCGCAGCGGCGCTACGACGCAGCCATCCATCTCGTCACCCTTCATCTGAACAGGGGGCATTGATAGAAGTTGGGGCAAGTTGGGGAAACGTGATGGCAGGTGATGGCGGCTGAGGGTAAGTGACAAAACACCCCCTGTCGCGTTTTGCCCTATTCGGGGGTACATTTTTAGCTATGGTCAGGACAGCGGTGTGAGCAACGAGCAGATCGTTTGATCGCCGACGGTCATGGCAACAAATGCGGATCGCTGCGCACTGCTGATGGCTGATGCGTAGAGGGCTGTTGAGGAGCCCTGCGGAAATCTGATGGGTCCTTCCTGCCCATGAGGGTATGCGGGGGGCAACAGCGCGAGATTTCGATAGCGTCTGCCCTTAAAAACAGGTTACCACCCGGCCAGGTTACTGGCCCGTGGTTACCACCACCCCAGACAGTTACCACCCCCTGAATATTTCCAACCCGCCCGGCGGCAACGCTCGGCGGGTTTTTCAATTCCATGACGCCAAACCTGCAGATCGAATACCGACCGATCGATGCGCTGCTGCC